CCCGAAGAGAAAGAGGCTGTAAGAGCCTCTATTGAAGCCGAGATAAGTTCAAGGTGGAAAGCTGATATGGGGAGTGATAGTTGGCTCTCTAAAAATGTACGACCATTAACACTAATTGTAGTAGTAGGATTCTTAATAATTACAACCTTCTTTGATGGGTTAGGCTACCTACAGGTAGACCCTGCTTGGATAAGTCTCTGGAATATGTTAAGTGTAACGGTTGTAGGAGGTTACTTTGCAGTACGCTCTTTAGATAAGAGAGGTAAGGTTAAGTAATTTGTTAATAATTAAATAGTAAACAAAGGGGTTAAATCTTTACATTTGACCTAACAAAAAGATAGTTAAAGGGTTAACCTTTATACATAAAGCGAAGCTGACCCTCGTGACTTTAGTCAGTAAGCATAAGAGATAAGACCGATTAGGAGAATGGAGTCACGGACATTTACCTTTGAGGTCTTTTTTTTTGACATAACAGGAGAGTTTATACCAGTTTGACTCCTACATCTAAATGTAACAACATCCTCAAACGAAAGGGCTTTAAACCCTACCAAGTAAAGTAAGTTGATGTTAAGCGCAATGTCCTTCCACCCCGACAACGCTCACTCCGAAGTATGCAAAAACTACGATTAGGAGGTCAGTTACGATATAAGGTTGCTATGAGAGAACTACTACGGGTTTAGTATCTTATATGCTTAAATTTAGAGAGAGGGGTTTGTAGACCCCTCCTGTTATAGTTGTATCTATATCTCTATTTTGAAGAGTTGACTTATATCCTATTGCTTTAACAATATGCCCTCTAAATAGAGTTGCATAGTAAGGGGTGGTATATCTAAGAGACAAAGAATAAAAAAAATATTACCTAAATGTATAGTGTAAATAATTTTGTGTACATTCGTAACAAATCAAAACATTTACAAAGTGGATAAAACACCAGAACAACTACAGGAGATATTTGAGTGGTATGCTGAATGGTTATCAAGAGATGCAGAAAACCCTCAAGAACTTATAGAGTGGTTATGCGATAACCTTAACCCAAAAGCAATAAAAATTATAGTAGCTACTTACGAATCCAATAACAATTAATCCTATGTCATCATTTAAAGACCAATACTTAGACCTGTGTGAAGCAAGAGTTGAAGCTCTTGAGACAGAACTCAATCATTTAAAGAACTTCATCATAAGAGACTTCTCTCGTAGGGAGATAGATGCTGATAGTGTCTTAGCAATGTTTAACGCTTACAAGAAAAACCTTTAAAACCAAAGAGAGATGAAAACAAAAGTAGTACACTCACAAAGTAAAAATGCTTGGAATGTAGTGAGTGAGGAATGGGGTAGCAAGTATAAGATTGCAAGAATTCCTTATGAACAATTTGACAACGATATTTTGAACACAAGGTGGAAATACGAAGCATTGGAAATTGCTATGCACATTTCTAAATCTATGGAAACCTTTAAAACCAAAGAGAGATAACTTTAATGAAACACAAACCGAGATATAGTGTATCCGAGTATCCAGAAACATATGAAATCAACGAAATCACCAAGCAAGACCACTTTTACCTACACTTTGGATTCTACGATGACCGAAAGGTCTGGGGAGCAAGAAGTGAGTCAAGACTCGCCAAGTACCACCAACAAGAAATTGACACCTCCTTATTATCACGGAAAGTATAAAGGCATTGAAGCCTTTGATGTGTGTATGGACTTTGCAAGAGATTCGTATAACATTGGTGTGGCTATCGCCTACCTACTTAGAGCAGGTAAGAAAGAGAACAACCCTAAAGCTCAAGACTTGCGTAAAGCAATCCATCACTTAGAAATAGAATTGCAGTATGAAGAAACTTTTAACCCTACACCTCAAACTACCGAAGACCGTAAGTCTTAATACGCTATACGCAGGTAAGCATTGGACATTTAGAAAAAAGAAAAAAGATGAGTATAAAAAAATCATTGAAAAAGAATTGGCTCGTTACGACCACCATATTGCAAAGGGTATGTCTATCTTTATTAGGTACAATGCTCGTACCGATGTGGACAATAATGTACTTGTTTCAAAATTTGTTGCTGATACTCTCGTTGCTAACGAATGGATTGCTGATGACTCTCCTAAACACTATAACAAGCTCACTATCGTTTTTGACTCTACGGTTGAAAAGAATTATTGTGAAGTTGAAGTTAGACTAAGAGATGCATTTGCACGAGATTAACATTTTTATTAACTTTGAACTATTAACTAAATTAAATAGATATGACTAAAGCATCAGTCGTTAAGGACATCAAGTCCGCAGGTCAGCCCTACGAAGGGCAGTACGGAACTCTATATGGGTTCTATGTAACATTTGAGAACGGAGACAATGGGAAGTACAATTCCAAGTCCGAGCATCAAACAAAGTTTGTAGTAGGTCAAGAGGCTACTTACGAATACATTGGCAGAGAGTATCAAGGCAAAACCTACTTTACGGTTAAGCCTGTAAACCCTCAGTTTGCAAATGTAACACCATCTTCTAATGGTAGTGCATCTGGTAAGACTAATTCATCTAAGGATGAGTTGATTGTTAGACAAACGGCATTAAAAGCAGCAGCAGATTTAGGTGGTACACCTCAACAAGTTATTGCAAATGCACAGACCTTTGTTGATTGGGTGATGAAGAAAGCGGAGCTTCAAACATCTCAAGAGCAACACTTTGCAGGAAGGCAGGAAGCCCAACCAAAAGCAGAACCACAACCTGTGGATGCTGAAGGTTTGCCATTCTAAAAAGATACCTATATTTGAAGGGGGCGCATTGCGCTCCCTTTTTAACTCTTGAAAACACTATGTCAAAAATATCTTATGCCGATGTGTTCGGTAAGCTTGATGATGTCCGAATGGGCAAGGTTGAAGAAGGCATCAAGTTCGGTCAATGGAATCTTGACCAATACCTCCGCTTTAAACGAGGTAATTTCAATGTAGTTCTGGGACACGCTAATGTGGGGAAGACTTCAGTCACCTTATATCTAATGTTGCTACAAGCAATAAGAAATGATTTGAGGTGGTTGGTGTTTAGTTCCGAGAACACACCTGTATCTCTCATTAAAAAGGTTAGCGAGTTCTTCTTGGGTAAGCCTATAAACCAAATAGAAGAGGATGAGTTTATGATGGCTCAAGACCTTATCCAAAGATACTTTGTTATTATTGATACTGATAAGAAGATGTACACCTATGCAGAGTTGTTAGAGGAGGCTACAGACATCTACCACGAAGAAGGCTTTGATGGTTTTATGATTGACCCTTACAACTCGTTAGCAAAGGACAAGGAGATGTACAAAACACTTGGAGGTCACGAGTATGATTATGAGGTGGCTACCCACTTTAGGAATTGGGCAAAGCAACACAATGTAAGTATATGGCTATGCGCTCACGCAGTTACTTCTGCCTTGCGTATGAAACACCCACAAGGACACGAGTATGCAGGTATGCCTATACCACCAAGCGCAGCAGATATTGAGTCGGGGGGTAAGTGGGTGAACCGTGCAGATGACTTTATAGTGATACATCGTTATAAATCTCACCCTACCGAATGGATGTACAACCACATTATTATCTCTAAGGTAAAAGAGGTAGAAACAGGAGGTAGACCTACACCTTTGGATGAGCCTGTAAAATTTCGTAGCTTACCAAATAATGTAGGCTTTGAGATACACGGAGAGAATCTCATTAGCAAGAAAGAAAAAGAACAAGGACAAATGCCTTTTTAGATGGATGACTTACAAGAAGATTACCAATATGTAAGGGGAGGTAGTAAGAGCATAGCATTGCTTTGGTTGAGACAAAAGAACTCCGACCTAATGCAGATAGCTAACGCACTAAAACCTCAAGACCTTCACAACGATTACGAGATGGATATATTCCTTGACCTTATGTCTATCTATGGTGCTATCAATAGTGCTATAGATATGGTTGAGGATGTACAACAAAAGGTCTGGGAGGCAGAGGCTAAGAACGCAGACCTGAAGCTCACCATAAGGCATCTATCCTCTAAGGTTACTGAATACGAAAAACGATTAGATAATTTAAACGAACACCTAAAATGATTGCAAACGAACTACACCTACAGGAAGAGTATGACAACTATGTCATCTTCAACAAGATTAACCCCAACCGAGAGCATAGAAATGTGATGGCAAGGTTTGCCTTTATGGTTGCAGCGAGAGACATCTACAACACCTTGCAGATAGCGAGAGTGATGAAGAAGAATCACGCTACGGTGATATGGGCTTGGAAGAACCACGATACTAACATCAAGTTTGACAAGCAGTACCTTAGTTACTACAACCAGAGTTGTGATATTATTGATAAGATACGCAACGATGAAGAGCAGAGTGAGGAGATGTCCTTGCGTAAAGAGAATGCTAAATTGAGGGAAAGGTTAATAAATGTTAGGGAAGATTTGATAAAAGCTCGTAAAGAGTTGTATATTAGGGATGAAGAGATTAACCGCCTAAAAAAGTATGAACTTAGCGATTGACATAGCACCCCTTTACGGATTATTACTTGGAGTAAACTATTGGAACTCCGAGTTAGATGATGACTATGAGAATCCCAAGTACCACTCTTTGCAGTTGTGCTTTGGGATTTTTGCTATTATAATTACTTGGGCTACTGAAAGAGAAGAGCAATGAATCTACTACACTTACTTGCTGAGTATCACAAGGAGTGGCTAAAGATGGCACACAAGTTTGGCGCAGGAGACTACGCTGAAGACATCGTGCAAGAGATGTACATACGCTTGAATAAGTATATAGACAAGCCAGAGCGTATAATGTACAAGAACCAACCCAACAAACTCTTCATATGGGTTACCCTTCGGAATATGGTTCGCACCTTTCAAAACAAGAAAGACTTAATGGTATACACAGGTGATATGGTAGAGTACGATATTGCGGAAGAGGAGTACAACCTTATCCAAGCACAAGGCTTTGAAAAGATAATTGACAAGGTATGGGATATAATGAAAGACCAACATTGGTACGACCATAAGATGTTTGAAATCTACCACACCACCAATATGTCAATGAGAGATATAGAGAAGGAAACAGGCATAAGCCTCTTCTCCATTTTTGATACACTAAGAAAATCTAAAGAGTATGTCCACGAAAAAATCAAAGAAGACTACGAAGACTACCAGAACGGTGAAAGCGAAAGAATCTAAAGGTTTAGGTGATGATATTGAGAAAATCACTAAAGCTACAGGAATCAAGAAGGTAGTAGACACCTTTGCAGAACTCACAGGTATAGACTGCGGATGTGATGCAAGGAAAGAAAAGCTCAACAAGTTGTTCCCTAAGAAGACTCAACCTTTATGCTTAGAGGAGAGCGAGTACAATTACCTGAAGGAGTTCTTTGCAGAGTTTAAGGGTAGGGAGTTAAGACCTCGTTACCACGAGCAACTATCAAGAATCCACTCAAGGATATTCCAACACAAGTTCTATATCCCTTGTACCTGTAACCCAAGAGAATGGAAGAGGCATATAGATGAGTTAAGAAAGGTGTATGACCAATACGAAACTGAGTAAGTTACTATTAGCTTGGTTGACCTCTCAAGGTCATAAGGTTTTAGAATATGAAGAGAGTAAAGGTATTGCTACAAGATTCGGAAACGAGAAGTATCGCTTTGACATTAGCGGTTCTTTTGATGGTATTAGGGTTACTTACGATTCTGGGGTTTTCTACTTCTACGATGGTGAGCAGTTAATCAAAGAGACAAACTTAAATGAGTTTCATTAAAGGAGATATTGGTGAGAGCCTATGGTGTACCCATCTTGAGAACAAGGGACACTACAACATAACTACTGCACCTAAGAAGAAGTTCTACGATTGGGATGTGAGAAGTGAGTTTAGCAATCGCCATTATACCTTTGAGGTAAAGTACGATAGTAAGGCTTATTGGTGGGCTAATAGAAGAGGCACTCCAGAAGAGCCTAATCTTTACATAGAGTTCAAGAACACAAACAAAGATGAAGACTCAGGTATCCGAGCCTCTAAAGCGTTGTACTATGTTTATATGCTTGTAAGAGATGAATCAGTTACTGCCTTTGTATTTGAGCGCAAGGGACTCTTAAAACACTTAGAAGATATAACCTATAAGGTGGTAGGTAATTCAGCTACAGGAGATGATAACGCATTGGGATGGATACCACCTCTTACTTCTTTGATTAATCAAGATTGTTTTATTCAA